CTGGGCGAGAAACGCGAGCTTTACCTGGGCATATTGCCCCGCCATGAAATTGGCGATCGTGCGAGTCTCGCCGGCATTGGCGCCGGAGAGCCCGACGATCGTCCCCTGGGTGAACGGCGTCGAGGTGTTCGGCACGCCGACGATCTGCGTCTGCGTCGTGCCCGACCCGGCCGCGAAGGTGACGGCGAGGCTCACCCGGTCGAACTGGCACATTGCGTCGCCAAAAACGTGGTTGCAGGTCGGCTGCCACAACCGCCGCGGCATCTGGATATTCAAGAGCTCTAGATGCGACCGGCATTTCATGTCGATACCCGTGCGACTGCAATCGATGTCCGAAATCCGCCCGGCGAACATCACCACCGTCCCGACCACGGCACCATAGCTAGGCCACATAAAGGCGCGCTCGACCTGCAATACCGCCCCATCGAATTGCCCAGTCCAGGCGGTTTGCAAAAACGGCGTCGAGCCCAGCATGTCGCTTGGCTCGGGATAGATCTTCACGTCCAACTCATCGACCTGCACGCCAATCACGACATGCGTCTTTGAGCGCTCGAATTTTGGTCCCAGGGCGAAGAGGTTACGGTTCGTATCCGTGATCGCCGTCGTGCCGCCGGAATAGCGATGCACTCCGCCGCCGACCAGAGTGAATGTATAGAGGTCGGCCATGATGAACTGCTCGGACGAGTTGAGCAGCGCGATGAGGGCCGGTGAGGCCGGCTTCACGGAAACACCGAAATAAAGGTCAGCTTCTTGAGTTGCCAAAGCTGATACATAAAATTTTCGAATTGGTAGCTGTCGTCGGTAAATCGGCAGCGGAAATAATAGGTAAAATCCGCGGTGATCGCCACACCCGACGGGGGCGGCGTGTTGAAGGTGACGAGCCCCGACGAGTTTAACCCCGTGGCACAGCCATACGTCGAAGGGCTTTGCGTGATCCCGTCGAAATAGACGGCGTTCAGGACGTTAACCGCATCTATGGGCCGCACAAAGGCAACCGCGCCCTTGGCATACTGAAGCTGGAATTGTGTCGTGCTGCTGTCGCCGGTGCCGATCCCTTGGCCAGTTGCGGTATCGTCGGCAGGGTCGTCGAACAGAAACGTGCCGTAGGCGCCGTAACAGGCTTCCACAAAACCGAGGAGCGTGCTGAGCTCGTTGTAGCCCGGCGTCTGGCGCAGAAAGTTGAAGACGAGCTGGAACTGGTAGAGCGGATAGGGGTAATCCATCGCCCGCAACTCGCGACCCGACACGGCGCGCTGAATGCGCGTCTGCGCCACCGGCGATTTGGTGACCGACCACGATAGACCGGGCAATGACGGAAAGACCCCAACATCGTTGACCGCCATCAGCTCGCCGTCCGCAACACCGAGCCGTTGCGCATCGCTTGGTTGAGCGCCGCTACGAGTGTCGAGCCGTTGTTCTTGAAAAAGGTTGCGACCGACTGCGAATCCATCGCCGATACGGCAAAGGTGGCGTTGACACTGGGCGCCGCGCCGCCGCCGGCAATCATCCCTTGCAATCCCTGGCTGATGTTGGCCGGGAGAACCATCTCATTGGCGTGCAACATCGCTAGCGATGTTGACGGGACCATCCAGCCGCCCGCTGCCGATGGCACTATCCCGCCGTGCTCGAAGCTGAACAAAGACCCGATTCCTTTGAACAGGCTACCAAAAAGGCTACCGCCCGAAAACAAACTGCCAAGACCCAAAGCCCCGGATAAACCGCCGGAGCCAAACAATCCTTCTGAGAGCCCGCCGCCGACGAGGTCCGCGCCGGCGCCGGTGATGCCGCCAGAGAAATCCTGGTCGCCGCTGCTTCCGCCGCTCCCGCCGGCAATGCTTCCGCCGAGCATTTTCCCCAGACTGTTAAACACGCTGCCGACCACTGAGCTGACGAATTCTGCGATAATCGATTGCGCCAGATTGGACAGAGCCTTCTGCACAGTCGTCGTGCCCACGATGATTCCGGTGATCGACGTGTCCAGTGCGCGCTGGATCGGCTGTAATAGACTTTCCCACTGTTTTTGACTGTTCTGTACCGCTTGGGCGTCGAGCTTGTCCTTGTCGGTCAGATATTTTTGATAGGCGAGCTCCTCTTGCTCCGTGAGCTTTTCCTGAGTTTGAGCGTCGTTCTGGGCAGCGGTCAGCTTCTTTGCGTAATAATCTTGCTCGAGTGCCCACTCGGAATCGAGCGCGTCCTTAAGCTGAGCGATCTCCTCGGCGCTCGAGATTTTACCTAGCGCGGCCTGCTGCTCGATTGCCGCTTTCTTTTGGGTATAAGCGGCATCCGTGACTTTTCCATCGGCAGCGAGCGAGGCGAGCGTATCCCGCTCGTTCTGCACCGCGAGCTGCTTTTCGAGTTGATAAATGTTGGTCTCGACTGCAAGCTGCTCTTTAGATCCTGCTTCGGTCAGCGCCAGCTTGTCCTGCCAAAATGCCAGCTCCTCTGCCTTCGAATCGCTGAAGAACGATTGCTCTGCTGCAAGTTGACCTTGCAGTTCTGTGCGCCAGGTTGGGAGTCGGTTTGTCGTACCGCCGCTTCCTGCCCCGCCTCGTTGGCTCACGGAGATCCCTGGAGACTGGCCCAAGGAATTGCCGGTTTGATTGGTCGCCCCGCCTACGCCCCCGACAAGGCTGGCTGTCCTGGCCTGTAATGCGTTGACCGTTGACCCGATCTGCGCCGCCGCGGCGCCGATATGAGCCTGCGCCTGCTGCGCGGCGGCGCCGAGATCGCCAAATTGGGCTCTCATTGCCCCGGTAGCTGCCTCTACCGCATCAGCCGCGGCCGACATTCCCGACTGGAGGTCGTCGGTCTGTGCGGTAATGGCAACACTGGTTTCGATATCCGCCACGCCGTCCTCTCGACAAAAAAAGGGCGCTCCGAAGCGCCCCGATTTTCGCTACACCGCCATGCCCCACATGATCAGCCCACGATCTTGCTTCTCCGCCGCAGCTCGGTAAAATCGAGCACGACAGGGCTTAGCCCTCTGTGGACGTCGCCGATCGCGAATGCTGGGCCCAAATCGGCAAGTAGCTGCACAATTTTGGGGTCGGGATCTGCCTCCGGTGCAGCCTTTAGACTCGGCGGCACCGCGCGTCTGCGTCGGGCCTTATCGATACCGAGATAGGCCGCGACCATTAGATGCAGCGGTGGGTGGTCTATCCAGTAACGCGTCAGCTCTTCGACATCGAAGAGCGTCATCGCGTCGATTATCGGATAACTGTATCCACAGGCGGTGGCGAGGAGGCCGTAGATATGCCCCCAGCTATCGTCGCGGTCGAAGTAGTCGTGGCCCCCGAGACCAGCTCGGGGGCTAAGGCTTCCCCCGATGGGCGTGCCCGCGATCGAAGACCCGAACCGGTCAGCACCGCGTTCAGCACCGGCCCGGCATTGCCGAGGTCCAACAAGTCCTCGACCGTCTCCGCCGTCACGTCAGGATAATTGCGTTGCAGGGCAGCGGCAACGATCTCGACCAAAACCGCAATCTGCGTTTCGCCCATCTGGGCGCCGATTTCGGAAAGCTGGCGGACCTTTGGCATCAGCAGCCGCAATTGGCCCAAGGTCAGGGGTGGAACGGTCCAATCGCGCCCGCCCATCGTGACTGTTATCCCGGAGATCACGTTCCGCCCCCATCGATCGCCGGCAGGCTGCAGACGGCCGCCATCATCATTCAACCGTGCTCAGATAGCCGATTGTCCCCGACGCATCGGCAAAAGCCATAAAGTCGAGTTCGCTGATCGTCCAATCATCGATTTTAGTCGGCGTCGACAGCTTGTTCGCTGTACAGGCATTCAGCCGCAACGCTGTGCCTTGACCGCTATACATGGTATAAAATGTTGCCTTGAAGGTCGGCGTCGTTCCCATCAATTGATTGGTCAAGGTCAGCTTATTGCCACTGGTCGTAACGTTGTAGGTGTATGAAATCAGAAGCGCCGCGTTCGCATCGGCCGCCGAGAAGGTATAGACACCGGTGGCGAAATTGACTGAGTACTGACCCGCTGCGGAGGGGGTCGTTACTCGATTGAAACGTTTGCCGGTAGCGGCATAAATGACCCCCAAATCGTCATTATGACTAGATGCGTTGGCCACTGTTGCCGTGAAGGGGGTTACCGCGGGGACGATGGCGGCTTCGAATTCCGAGACGGCAAATTGGCCCGTTGCCGCCGTTACTCCGAAGAAGATATCGGTGTACAATAGGCCAATAATCTGCGCAAACTTTGCCTTGCCGCTGATTTTTCCTTGACCACGGGCAATCGCCACTGGAAACTGCAACTGGCCGTAGAGCTCCTTGTCGGTCCAGTCGAAATCGATCTGGATGTCTTGGAGCACACCGAACTGGCGCGGGCCGATCCCCGAGCCGGTAACGTCTGTGCGCTCGCCCCAAAGCGCACCTGAGCCGAAGCTGAGCTGCATTTTAAATACTCCCTTGCAAATCGTTGTCCTCGACGCGGGCGGTCGCCTGGGGCAGGTGCTGGAGGTGTACCAACAGCCGTTTCAACGCTTCCTTGGCAGCATGGGCCGCATTCCAGGCCGCGGTGTCGCGCGCGACAGCCGAGCCGGGAAAATGATCCATCCACCAGCGCTCAATCAACTCACCAAGCTGGTCGTCGGTTTGCCCGGGCGACTGCGCCAGGACCGGTGCGGCTTCGCGATCGTCGCTCATGTCGTCGAATTCCTTTTTGAGACCGGCAGCTCCGCGATAGACCATGGCCCGTATCGCCTTGGCAGCGGGGACGCGGAGGTTTTGGCGGATGCTAGCCCGGGTGTGGGATATGGCGGTGATTAAGACCG